GAAAGAATCTGTTTTGTTGCGGATGCTTGTGCCGCGCTCGTGACCTGTTGAAATGTGCTGTTTGGATTGGTCAGCGAAACATTGATCTGCTTAACGTCCAAATGAATCTTCGGCGTTGTCGTGCTGATGGTTACAATGTTTCTTTCTGGATAATACGGATAATCGACATATTCCACGACTTTATTTCTGATCGTTACGCCGCGAGAATCTTCCACGAGATCAACGACTTTGAGCAAGTCAAAATCCTGATGCGCGTACAAGTCGGGATTGGTTTTCGCCAAGTCCACAACGTCACATTGATATGATCTCGCCGGAACACTTAACTGCGCGAGCTTTGCGGTTGCGTCTGCGAGAAGTGATGCCGCGTCCGTGTAACGCTCATCTTTCCAGTAGCCCCAAATCAGCTTGCTCTTGTACGCGCCGTTGGTGATGTATGGATTTCCGCCATTGATCGACGCGAACGTCATACCGTCTTTTCCGACGCAGTAGAGCGCCGTGATGATGTCTGTTGATGCGCCCTTGTAGTTTATCTCCTTGAGGTTCAAGTCACGAGTCATGAACGCGCCAGCGAACGAACCACCCTCTGGATTGTACGCCGTGACGTTGTTTAGCTTATTGTCAATTCGGAAAACAACGCCGTATGTATCACGGCACTGGTTGAGGATGTCCATCGGCGTTGCGCTCGGAAGATCAATTGTGCGCGTGATACTCGATGCGGAACTGTCCGTGAACGTCCATCCAGAAGGCATAGAAACGGTTGAAGCAAGCGTTGCAGAACCGTTCGTATACGGCACGACAATTGACCCGTAGAACTCATCCAGATCGATCAAGCACCGAACTTGTGCAGTGCTGCCACCACCGTCAATCGCCTTAACGAGATACGTTTGACCGCGCTCGGTTTCCAGTATTGATGCTTCTTCCGTTATGAGCGGATAATGCTCATCCCAAATCGATATGTCAAAGAACAGCTCATCGATTCCCGACAGCATTTTTTTGATGTAATATTCATCATTTTTGATTACAACATCGCCTAATTGCAGCATATTACCTCACATAAACGTTGGATAGTATTGGATTGTAACGCCTGATAGACCAGTTGTAGCAATCGTGTTTTCTTTCGGAACAAGAGCTGGAAAGTTCACCCAAACGAATTTTTGCGCGGCTGGTGCGCCGTCATAAAGGAAACGTTTGTTGATTCCATCCACCACAAGCACTTTTCCAACAGTCGCGCCAGAGAACGTGATACCGCCAATCGATCCAGTTGCAGCCGTTGCCGTTCCAGTTATGATGCAATCCGTGAACGGAACAGTAGATGAACATGAAAACGTTGAGCTTTTAACCGTTACGAGCGGCTTGTGTTGCGTTCCAACAAACTCATAAGATGCGCGTGCGTATTGCTTGCCATCGTATTCCAACTCTCCTGAACTGACTAGAACACAATCATACCAATATCCGTCATCCAGATAGATTGTTGGGTTTCCGACTAGTTCCAAATCAAAAAACGACTTGTTTACCGCGATCTTATCCCGCGTATCACCCTTGAACATTATACCGATTGCAATTGTCTTGAGCCCGAATGTTTGAGAAATCAGATTATAGGAGGAGCGGTTTCTCCCGCGAAAGTAATTTGTTTCAACGGGAGAAGTGCCGACCTTGAATCCCTTTAAAAGAAGCGCGGAATATCTTTCAATGTCTTTTCCGTTGATTTCCATTTTACGCTCCCATCCAGCTTAGTTGCTCGCTTGTATACGATGCGGTTGCGCGAGCGATTTCTCTGCCATCAACCATCACGGGAATGCTCAGGTTAATCGGTCGCGAACTGTTGAACACCGATCCGCTAATTCCAGAACCGCCGTACGCCGCCGTAGAGCCGTTTACAGACGCGTTTATGACGGGATCATACGTTTCCCCCATCACGCCATCCATGAGCGTTGCCATCGCGTTCTGTGCGTATCCTGCATACTTTAGTATACCATCTCCAAGACCAAATGACAAGTATTTGCCAACGCCCTCACGCATGACGGTAGATGGTGACCTGATGCCGAACAGTTTCTTGATATAATTCACGACGCTGCCGACCCAGCCTTTGATTTTGTCGAAAATCCACTGTGTGCTGTTGCTGATACCTTCCCAAATGCCGGACACAATATTTTTGCCGATCTCCCATATTTGAGGCGCGAGAGCTGCAAACGCTTTGACCAATGCCATTATGATTTGCGGCACGGCTTCGAGCAGTTGAGGTATTGCGGCAACGATCCCCTGAAAGATTGCAACCGTAATTTCTCCGGCTGATTCAAGCAAAACAGGAAGATTGTCAACGATCGCGTTGATTAGCGACAGAATTATTTGTGGAGCAGCTTTCACCAACAGCGGCAATGCTTTTAATATCCCTTTTGCAAGCCCGTCCATGAGCTGAATAGCTGCATTGATCAGCATTGGAATATTGTCAATCAGTGTTTCAATTATCGTTATGACAGTCTGAACGACAGCAGGAATCAGCGTCGGTGCTTGCTCTGCAATGCCAAGTGCGAGCGTTGTGAGAATTGCCAGCGCCGTTTCAATCAACATCGGGAGGTTTTCCAGAATAAATGATCCGAACTGACTGATTAAATCGAACGCGGCAGTGACCAGCAGCGGCATGTTCTGCATGATCGCGCTTGCGAGTGCTTGCAGAATAGACCCGCCAATCTCGATGATCTGCGGGATTGCCTGAGAGATTTTATCAACGAAACCGCTAATGCCTTTATTGATGGAATCTAACCCGCTCATATCGCCAGTGAATAGTTTTGCAAGCCCATCCGTTACCAGCGTCAGAGTCGGCAGGAACTCGCCCATCATACGGTTTTTCATGCCCGTAAGAGTCTGCTGCATCAACGAAACGGAGTCGCCGAAATCGTCCGATGCTTTCACCGCTTCGTCCGACATCACAAGACCGTAGTCCTCGGCTTGCTTGCGCATTTCTTCGATGCCCGCCGCGCCACTGTTGAGAATTGGCAGAAGCTCGGTTGCGCTCCGTCCAAAGAGATCGGACGCTAACGCAGTGCGCTCGTTTCCAGCCTCCATCTCGGATAGCTTTGCAATAGTAGTGTTAAAAAGTTCTTCGGTTGATAGCGTGGAAAGCTGTTCCTGCGAGATGCCGAGTTTATCAAACGATTCGCTGCCAGCTACCGCCGATTCGGACAGCTTCTTCATGCCGCCCTGCAACACGCCAATGTCAACGCCGCTTTGACCGAGAATGTAGCGCCACTCTTGGAAACCTTTTGCTGACATATTGAGTTTTTGGCTCATGTCGTTGACTTCTGAACCGTAATCAGATACGTCCATAGCGCCTTTGACGAACGCGCCGCCCAGTGCAATTGCGGCGGTCGAGATCGCGCCGACTACCTTTGCCGCACCGCCAAAAGCCTTGCCAAGTGTTTGTGCAAAGCCCGCGCCTTTTTTGCTTGTTCCTTCTATGCCTTTTTCTACGTCTTTATCGTCGTATGCGACTTTCACGAAAAGGTCGAGCAAATTCATCCTGTTTTCACCTTCAATCCGCACCGCGTGATAACATCAGCCGCGATTTCTTCACCGCTCCGCGTGTCTTTCGGCGCATGGTCGATAACCTCAGCGTACCTTTGTACGGATTGCACTCTTTGACCCATCGCCGCAACCCGTAGCATATCCGTGGTGTATATGCGGTAGCTTAATTCTTCACCATCTTGAAAAAAGCGGGCAACCATGTATTTCACAGTCGCCCGCCCGTTGATTACTCGCCCTGCTTCGTGCAGGTATCGATAGGCGGCGTTTCTTCCACGCTCCGCGCCGCAGAGGTAAAAAGCTCAATCAATGCCTCGTCTTGCACGATTCCGATCAATGCCGCCGTGATGCTGAAAAGATTCATGTCATCAACGGATTTTCCATCAATCGTTGCAATGATCTGGATAACGTCGCGCTTGTGCGTCCTGAGCAGGAGCGGAACTTTCTTAACAAGATGTTTCCGCGCACTCACGTTCTTATCCTCGCCTTTGACAGGCTTTACGCTGAACAGGTCGGCGCACTCTTTGTCGGTGGCAATGTTCGCAACTGGCTCGATCAGATCCGCAATGACTTCAATCGCGCGTTCGCCTTTGATATCAGATAGTTTCATACTTCTCCTTATACTTTTGCAACAACAGTGCCTTTGCCTGCATGCTGTGCCGCGCCCGTTGCTGTCAGAATCACCGCAATGATGATATCCATGCCCGTGGTCGCCACAATGTCAGCAGTGCCGTTCCACGAACTCCACGCAGAGCCAGCAAGAATCTGTCCGGCAGCGGGTAGGATCAAGCCGTAACCAGTCTGGTAGACATACGACTCAGATGCGCCCGGTGTTTCCGTCATGCCAGTGATTGCGGTGTCGCCAGAATCAGTGCCAGCAGCGGATGCAAACTCAAGCAGGAAGTCGCCCGCTTCGGATTCGCCCTCTACAACGTAGATTTCGTATGGCATCGTGTCGGGAGTGTAAATGCTCCGATGCGCCATAAACTCAAACGCAAGCTGTGAATTGGCTTTCTTTTCGGTCTGCAATGCGAAACCGCCAGTCGAAAGACCGTTCAGAATCTTAACGCAGATATGCCCGCCATTAGTCGGACCCGTCTTGTCTCCGTATGCCGTTACGAAATAATAGGTCTTGTAATCGCCAAGGTCGAGAATCGATCTCGGCGTTACCTTGGTCGTGTCAACAGTGCCGATATCAGCCGCACCGATTAACGCCTTGACAAGCGCGGTATCAACGGTCACAGCCGTGCCAGAAATCTTGACTTCAATGTCATCAATCTGTTTTCCCTCTTTGGAGTTGGGAATGCAGTTGTCAACATCCGCGAACCTATCAAGATAGGACGTTACCGCGCTGATAGATAACCCGCCGCTTGTCGCGCACACGATATCAGCCGTCGAAAACTCACCCGTTGCCGGATTAAAGTCACTCAGCAAGATACCCGCGTTCGATGCAATTTTTTCCTGAAAATCAGCAGGAAGATCTTCGTATCTCATGCTCATGTTTTAGTTGCTCCTTTACGCCGTTCTAAATTCGGCGGTGATATTGATGTATCGTCTGCGAATGTTTGCGTCAGACGGTTCTGCGAGTGCTTGCGAGAAAGGTGATCCGCGCTTGAGCCACACCGCTCCGCCCTCAACTGGAACCTGTACGCCACCGCGCCCGATACGCGTGTAGATTTCTTCTGCTTTCGCGTCGATTGCCGTGTTGCTTTCAGTGCGATACCAGAGATTGACCACTATTGGAACTTCTCCGCTGTCAAAATCCCCTACCGCATAGGTGTATGTCAAGTAGGGGAAAGTCGGATTCGCTTTGACGTTTGATTCCTCGTATGCCGTGATACCAAACCCGCTGAACCATGTGTAGAACGCGCTTGCCTTGCTCATGCTGTCAGCTCCGTTCTTTCGGCGGTTGCCGTGCGGCGGTTCAGTGTCGTGACGCTCGGTGTCTGGTTATCGTCCGGCTTGCTGGTGATTCGGAATATCGCGTTGTCGCTTGCGCGTTTGATATACTCGTCGTATGCCAGCGTGATAGACTTGTCGAAGTTCAGCGTGTAGATACTTGTCACGCCCTGCGCTAACGCTTTCTGTGCTTCAAGCGATTGATCGCAAAAGAGCGCGACGCTCACCGCCGCGCCCTGCACAAACGTTCGTGTTCTGCCGCCTTGACCGTCGCTCGTTTCAGTCGGTGTCATGCGGTAGAACGATTGTTCAAAGTTCTGTACCGACATTACATTTTCCTCCAACGGTTCAGCCGCGCCGCATATGCGGACTTCCAAGAGATCGGCGCACCGTTCGCGCCCGTTGCCTTTGTTCCGCTCCAACCGCCGAAACTCTCCGAAACATAACCCGTTGCAGGATTCGCCGCCACGTACGCGGTGATCTCGGTATCAAGCGTCACCAAATCTCTTGGGATTGCTAAACCAAAGATCGCGCCCGTGAATGTTTCATTGACCAGTGTCCTGATAGTGAAGTTACTGGGCAGCAGGTAGATACCATCGTTGAGGAGAGATCCAACGATCCGAATGTACTGCCCAGCAATCAGGGAGGAGGAGAGCGGAGAGATAACGCCAGTAGAGATCGTGAACGTGTCGGCGGTACGGTCAATGAACTCGCCATCGCGAGTGTCAAAGAAGTTATGCAGATGTTCACAAATCTCGTTTAACATGTGTTACTCCTTAGGCTTTCTTAACCAGCGTCACGTTGGCATACTTAAGGGGCTTGCTATCAGCCGCCCACACAAGGCAAACGCTCGCTTTGGTGCTGGTGCTTGCGGAAATCTCCGTGGTCGCACTCACCCAATCAGTATAGCCGGACAGTGCCGTGCCAAACGTGAGAGAGGGATCGGAAGTGCCGAGCTTGTAAACCCACTTGGTGTTCACGGGCGCGGCTTCGGAGATGGCAAGGAAGGTGTCGTTGGATGCGGTAGTGCCCGCAGTCGAGGTCACAACGCCGGACGCAACAGTGTCAAGACCGAGGTAGCTGATGATCTCAATGGCCTTGCTGTCATCGCGCAGATACGGGATGCCGAGTTTCGACGCAATGTGCATCGTGCGGAAATAGTCCGCTTCGCGCTTCTGCTCAACCTGTACTCCACGCTTGGAAACAAAACCGAGCGCGCCCGGCTTCACAATATAGCTCTTGCGGTTCTTCGCGGAGCTTGCGGCGGTGAGGCGATTCGTCGGGCGAACCTGACAGCCCCAAATCTCGCCAATCGTGCCGGATACGATCATCTCCTGACCCATGTCAGATGCCTTGATGAAGTGGTCATCGTCAAGACGAATGCCCGTGAGGTCGGCGGGGGCGCACAGGAGAACCTTCTGACCTTCCTGATCTTCGCCAAACAATTCAAGCGCGTTCGCCACGGTATCACCATTGATCGCGGCGTTGTACACGCCATATTCAAGCGTTGCGTCTGCAAGCTCGTCCACAAAGTCTAC